CAGACTTTAAACTACTAATGGAGTTAGCAGAAAAAGCTAAAACTCTTTACGGCAACTCCTTTACCTATACTTTAATAGAGTCTAGAGACATCTAGATAATTATAGTTAAAGTTGCCTCCTTAGAGTAAATTTAATATATTATATACTATGAGCAAAGAACAGAGAATACTAATATACGTACTTATAATACTAATGGGGTATAACTTATTTAACACCAGCGGTATCAGTACTGATGTGAAAGCATACAAAGCTAAAATTGAGAACCTACAAGTAAAAATAGACTCAGTTAAGCAACTTAACATACAACTCGACGAAAGGATGACTGGACTACATTCTCAAATAGAGAGCATAGATTCAGACATAAGTAATGTACAGAGAAATATTAAACAAATAAAAAAGAAGACAGATGAAAAAGCTAATACTGTTGATACCTATTCTTTTACTGAACTTGAAGAGTTTTTCTCAGCAAGATACTATAAAAGACTCGATAGTATCAATTAAAGTACCGATCGTTAGGTTAGTAATAAAAGATCTTATTAACGGTGACGGTGCAAAAGAAGAGTTAGTACAAGTTAGTAACCTACTGGAACTTGAAAGGAATAAAGCAGAAATAAGGACTAAGGAGATTGAAGTACTAAACACGAAGATAACTAACTTAGAGAAAAACGACCTTTTTCAAGCCGGACAACTAAACACTGCATCAGAACTATCTAAAAAACTACACAAAGAGTTAAAAGCAGAGAAAAGAAAATCCTTCTTGTATAAAATAGGTACAGGAGTAGGAGTAGTACTAACAGCAATATTATTACTAAAATGATAGAAAATATTAAAAGAGGAGTACTTCCAACTATAATCGCAATATCTGCACTATCTGTATCTATATCAGCTGCATTTTACTCTGTGAGTGGACTAAGTAAATTGTTTGCCGGAGCATCGTACGAAGTTACAGTTATGGCAGGCTCTTTAGAAGTTGCTAAACTAGTAATAGCATCACTATTATATAGGTACTGGAGTACTCTTAACAAGTACTTAAGAACTTACTTAGTAATAGCTGCAGTCGTACTAGTACTAATTACATCGATGGGAATTTACGGGTTTCTATCTGCTGCTTATCAAGATACCTACAGAGGATTAGAGATAAAAAACAACCAAACTGAATTCCTAACACAAAAGAAGAGTTTCTATGAAAAGGATGTTATTCGATACGATAAAGAACTTGAAAGAATATCTAATAACATTAGCACTCTTTCGGATACTAGGTCTCAATCAATCCAGATACGAGACACCTCGGTGGTTGGGGGCATTAGACAGTCAATATCAACCTCTGGACTTAGGATTGCTCAAAAACGTATCGAAGTTGAAGAAGAAAATAGAAAAGCTGTTCAAGTAAAGAGAGAAAAAGCTTCAGACAGCCTTCAAAAATATCAACTACAGATATTAGACTTAGATAACAATAGCGAAGTAGCAGGCGAATTAGGACCACTACAGTATATCTCCGGACTAACAGGAGCCCCTATGGATAAGATTATTAATATTCTGCTACTTGTTATAATATTTGTATTCGACCCTCTAGCTATATCATTGGTAGTAGCTGCTAACTTCGCATTCGAGAAAGCATACCCGAAAAAAGAAGAAAACTTATATGGTGAAAAAGTAGAACAAGATAATCAATCTTGGGATGGGTTTATAGAAACTGAAACATATGAACATGAACCAGCTACTCTTGAAGAACAGGCTAAACATACAGATTGGGAAGAAGCAGCAGAAGGATCCAAAGAAAAAGCTGCCAAGGAGGAGATAGTAGAAGTAGAGCAGCCTCTACCTCCATCTACGTACGCAGATAGGTACAAGCGGAAAGATACTAGTAGTACAAAAAAAACCTATATGTAGTAGGATAGGCTAGTACTTTTTCTTATCTTTATAAAAACAAATTAAAACAGTTATATGAAACCACATTTATGGCAAATGCTAATGACTAGCGCAGTAGCAGATAAAGCAAAAGCCGAACTTACATTAAATCTACTATCAGAATCACCAGCCGGTATAGGAGATCACTCAACAGACGACTTCTATCAAAATGCAGAATCTGCATTAACTATGTTAGTAGATGCACTGGATAGAATTAAACTACTTAATAAGATAAATACAGGTCAGGACCTGATTATAGGATAAATGAGATTACCAATTATTAAGAGAATAGCTACAGATTACGATCTTGGAGAAGAAGATCTTTATGCAGCGGTAAGAGTATTAGACACAATAGCATCAGCAAGAGGAGTTTCTGAAGAAGAACTAGATGTGATAGGAGAGCTTATATCTAATATAGAAGGAGCAAAACAAGTAGTAGATCAAAATAGGCACTACGGAGTTCCTATGAAAGATGCATTGAATACGTTTATGAAAAGAGTAACAACAATAGGACAATAAGTAAATATGAGTAGTAGAGAAATATACGATGCAATGAACGGAATCAATAGAACTAAATCCGATAAATACGAGTTTGTTACACATCCTGCACATTATGGAGGAAAAGATAATCCATACGAAACAATAAACGTTATAGAAGCATGGGAACTAGGTTTTAATTTAGGGAACACAGTCAAGTATATCTCAAGAGCGGGAAAAAAGGATAGTATAGTACAAGAGTTAGAAAAAGCTCTATGGTACTTGAAAAGAGAGATAAAAAATCAAAAAAGTTATGCCGAAGAAAACACCGAAGATAGTAAAAGAGGTTTGGAACAGTAGCATCCAAGAAGATAGAGCAAAGAATAAACACATATCATATTCACAGCTATCGATTTTCGCCACTTGTCAAAAGCAGTGGGCAGATAGGTACATAAAAGGATTAGCTCCTTACACACCTAGTATACATACAGTATTTGGCTCCGCCTTTCATGAGACAATGCAAAGCTGGTTAGAAGTCCTCTACCACGGTAAGGTTAAAGATGCTGACGAGATGGATGTAGATTCCTTATTATACGAAAATATGATAAAAGAATACCAATCTAGTAAGAAACAGAACGGTGGTGAGCATTTATCGACATTAGAAGAACTACAAATGTTCTGGCTAGATGGAAAACATATTTTTGAATTCCTTAAGAAAAAAAGAAGAGCGTACTTTACTACTAAGGGAGTATACTTAGCAGGTATAGAGACGCTACTATACCAGGAGTTACGGCCAGGAGTGATGTTCAAAGGGTTTATAGATTTAGTATTCTATGATGAGAGAGTAGACGAATGGACAATCGTAGACATTAAAACATCTACATCAGGATGGAATAAATGGGCTAAAGCAGACGATAAGAAAAAAGCGCAACTGTTACTCTATAAAGAGTTTTTCTCAAAGCAATTTAATATTCCGTTAGATAAAATAAAAGTGGAATACTTTATAGTTAAGAGAAGAGTCCCTAAAGATGCAGAATTTGCAGCAATGCAAAAGAGAGTGCAAGAATTTAGACCAACAGACGGACCTCGAAAGATGAAAGAAGCAGTAGGTTTAATGGAAAACTTTGTTAGTCAAGCTGTAGATATGGACGGTAACTACATAGATAAGCAGTACCCGACAAATCCATCTAAGAATGCATGTAGGTTCTGCCCAATTAAAGAATTAAGGCTATGTCCGGATGCTATTTTTTAAAAAGGTATATATTTATATATAAGTAAAATAATAAAGTTATGAGAAATAAAGATAAAAAGCTAACATCTGTTAGACTAGATCCAAAACTATACGAAGACTTCCAAATGCAATGCTTAAGAGATAAATTCTCTTTCCAAAAACTTGCATCCCGTGCTATTTTTCTATATCTTACAGATAAGGAATTTAAGAACAAAGTACAGAAAAACTAATAAACAACTAAACACACTATATGAAAGACAAGTTTCGTTACCTGGAACAAAAGGACCGTAAGAAGATCTTACTACTCTGTGATGATATCCGTATGCATAGCGGTATTGCAACAATGGCAAAAGAAATAGTACAAGGAACTGCTCAACATTTTAATTGGGTTAATTTAGGAGCAGCGATGAAGCATCCTGAAGCTGGTAAATTGTTAGATATATCTGAACAAATAAATAAAGAGACAGGATTAACTGATTCTTCTGTTAAGTTGATACCGTCATCCGGATACGGAGACCCTGAGACAATCAGAAAATTACTAGCATTAGAAAAACCAGACGCTATTTTTATCTTTACAGACCCTAGGTACTGGACATGGTTGTTTGAAATGGAAAGAGAGATTAGATCAAAAATACCAATATTCTGGTTAAACATTTGGGATAACTATCCAGCACCGCTCTACAATAAACCCTACTATAACTCAGTAGACGTATTGATGGCAATATCGAAACAAACTAAGAACATTAACGAGATAGTATTAGGAAAGGATGCAGAAGATAAGATAATAGAGTATGTTCCTCACGGCATAAACGAAAATGTATTCTTCCCCATAACCAAAACTCACTCACAACATAAAGACTTACAGAACTTCAAAAAAGATTTACTTAAATCAGAAGATATAGAATTTGTAGTACTTTATAACTCCAGAAACATACGACGCAAAAGCACATCGGATACAATACTCGCTTACCGAATGTTCTGTGATAAAATAGGTAAAGAGAAGGCTAAGAAATGTGCATTTATACTACATACAGACCCGGTAGATAAAAACGGTACAGACCTGAGAGCAGTTAGAGAAGCCATATGCGACCCAGAATACGTAAAGGTACTCTTCTCAAGTAATAAGATACCAGCAGACCACTTAAACCTACTCTATAATATAGCAGACGTAACAATGCTACTCTCATCTAATGAAGGATGGGGATTAGCATTAACTGAATC